GGGGACTCGCAAGTTCGCGGATAGTTCAAGATTTGACGGACTGGCCGAGACCGTAATTTTTCCGGTTCGAGGATTGGAGGTCGCATGGCGACGCATGGCGGCGCACGCACACGCTCCGGTCCGATGCCGGATCCTTCCAGCGCACGATCTGACGCGCGTGGTCTTGGCGCTGATATTCTTCCGCTTTCGGCTCGCGGCTACCGTTACCGTCCGAAGGCTTTTCCGCTGTCCGAGTGGACGATTTGGGACACTTGGAAGGATGATGACGGTTTCCACAAGGAGCGCGACGAGAAGGCTACGGAGGCGTGGAATCGGCGTGAGCGTGAATTGTGGCGTGACCTGTGGCGGTTGCCGCAGGCTATCGCATGGCATATGCCGCGTTATGGATACATGTTCACGACGATCGCGCTTTATGTCCGCCAGTTCGTATTGTGCGAGTCCTCTGAAGCTAAGGCCGCTGACCGTGCCACATTGGCCAGATATGCCGACACCATAGGCCTCACACCACAAGGTTTGAGGCTCAACGGCTGGACGATCGTGGACGACGAATGCGAACCGCCGAAGCCTTCGCGGTCTTCGGCGAAGGTGATTCCGTTCAAAAGCGCCAAGACGCGTTATCTGGAGGAGCATGGTGATTAACGAGTCGCGGATGCGGACGATGCGTCAATACAATCTTCCGCTGCTGCAAAAGGTGCGGACGGTTGGCAGATACGGCATGCCAATGCTTGCAAAACAGGACGTCACCCCCCCCGACACGTTGATGGGCTTCAATTACGTGACCGGCAAAAAGACAGTCAAGCATTGCGGAATCCATTTCTTCATCGATGACTATCAGTTTCAGAGGGTCTGGAACCAGCCGGACAGATACATCGCACCGCTCAAACGCTTCCAGTGTGTGCTGACACCTGATTTCAGCACGTACATGGACATGCCGGAAGCGATGAAGATCTATAACGTCTTCCGAAGCCGTCTGATCGGAGCATACTGGCAAGCCTGCGGGCTGAAAGTCATCCCAACACTTCAATGGGCGGGCCCGGAGTCATTCCAGTACTGCTTTTCAGGCATTCCAAACAACTCCACAGTCGCGGTAAGCACGGTCGGAGCGAATAACAATCCGACGGCAGAACTTTATTGGCGACTCGGCATGCGATATGCGCTCGACAGGCTCGTACCGGAAAAGATTCTCCTCTACGGAGATGCCATTCCGTTTTTCGACTTCGGTGGCACCGAAGTTATCGCATACAAAAACAGCAATACGGAAAGGATGAAAAAATGGGCGGAAGAGGATCGAGCTCGGGCGCAGGCCGTGGCGGACATGGCGGCGGAGGGGGAGGCTCTGCCACTGACCTCTCATCCGTAAGCGACTCTGATCTCACCAATATGATGCGCGATGCGGGGAAACGCATGGATGCCGCATCGGAAATCATGCAGAGGACCGCGCACGGAGCCACGCAATACAACCAGCGCATGCCGGAAAGTGTGTTCCCGGAGGCGACCAAGGCGAACTACGACAAATACCAAGAGGCTTCCAAGGCATTCCGCACCGCCAGAGCACAGCGCGACAGAATCTCCGACGAACAGATCCGCCGCCAACCAACGCAACAAACTGAACACGGCAAAACGTTCGTGAACTCCTTCGGCGAGGCGACGAAGAGGGAAATCACCAACCAGACATACACGAGGGCGCAGAAACGCATATCGCGGGCGGTCTTGAGAAACATGGGACACTGACCGATTCGAGGTGATGGCTGATGCCAGGGACGCCGGAGATGCCGAAGTCGCTTGGTTTTCTGTTCGCTGACTGGATTGCTTGGCATTGCGTGGTCCCCAACGGTTTTGACCTTGGCAAGCCGTTTGAGCTTGTGGGCTGGCAGTTGGACAATGCGATTGATTTTTATCGAGTGAAGCCCGATGCCGTGTATGATCCGGCTCGGCCTCGTCAGGCTGCGGCGTTCAAATGGCGTCGTGGACAGATCGTTGGCGGTCAGAAGCTAGGCAAGTCGCCTTTCGGTGCGGCTGTTGCTGCTTTTGAGGGTGTCGGCCCATGCGTGTTCTGTGGATGGGCCAAAGGCGGTGAGACGTTCCGCTGCTCCGACTGGGGTTGCTCGTGCGGTTTCGAATACGTGTATTCTCCGGGTGAGCCGATGGGCATGCCGCGTCGTACCGCTTTGATTCAGCTGCTCGCCACTTCGGAGGAGCAGACGGCGAACGTCTACCGTCCTTTGCAGTCGATGGTGCGCAATGGTCACCTGTCCGATTTGATGAAGGTTCGTGAAGGTTTCATCCGCCTTCCGAACGGCGGACGCATCGACCCTGTGACGGCTTCGGCGCATTCCAAGCTGGGCAATCCGGTGAACTTCGTCCTCGGCGACGAGTCCGGCATCTGGACTAGGCGCAGCGGCATGTTCGAGGTTGGCGACACAGTGATGCGTGGCGCTATGGCCATGGATGGACGCATGTTGGAGTTGACGAATCCATGGGACCCGATGGACGCCAGCTTTGGCCAGATGACCTACGAGAGCACGGCGTCGGACATCATGAAGTTCTTTCCGAAGCATGACCCCTTATTGGATTTCGCGGATCCGAAGGACAGGCGGAAGATTCTTGAATTCGTCTATTCCGGTTCGCCGTGGGTGCCGCTCGATCAGGTCGAAGCGACCGCGACCGAGCTTATGGCCCGTGACCCGGCGCAGGCTCGACGTTTCTACGGTTGTGAGATCGTGCAGGGTTTGGGTTCGTATATGCCTGAGCCGCTTTACGATGGCACGATGGTTGACCGTCAGCCACCTGAGCCGGGGGCTGAGATTTGTCTTGGCTTCGATGGTTCGCAATCCGGTGACTGGACGGCATTGCGTGCGGAAACGTTGGACGGGTGGCGTTGGACGCCGACCTATGGACCGTCCGGCAGGCCGTCTTATTGGAATCCCGTCGAGTGGGAGGGACGCATACCGCGAAGCGAGGTCGACGCCTGCGTGTCCGAAATGTTCGACAAGTACCGGGTGCGCCGATTCTACTGTGACCCGCATCCGTGGGAAACGCAGGTTGACGCATGGTCGTACCAGTACGGCGAGGACATCGTCGTACCATGGCCGACCAATCGCATCGGGCGCATGTATGACGCGCTCACCCGCTTCATGGAGGACACCGCCGACCATTCCACGACGCATTCCAACGATCGCATGGCGCGATTGCATATGATGGCGGCACGTAAGGTCGCCAAGCCAGGCGACAAGTACGTGCTCGGCAAGCCGAGCGAAAACCAGAAAATCGACATAACCATGGCCGACATCCTCGCACACGAGGCGGCATCGGACATGCGCGCGTTGGGCTGGGGTTCCGAGTCCAGCAAAGTCTTTGTTTTCCGATGATAGGAGGCTAACGATGGCGTGGTTGCCTGATAAGGCGCAGGATATGCTCCGTCGGCTCTCCGACCAGCTTTACGGGGCAGCTGAAATGTTCGGCAGGCTTGACCGGTATGTGGATGGCCAACAGCATTTGCGACAGCTTGGATTGGCGATCCCTCCGGAATTGGAACGGTTCACTGTCATCGTGAACTGGCCTCGCGTCGTGGCCGAAAGCCGAGTGGACAGACTTGACCTCAAGGGGTTTCGCGTCGGAGATAATCTCAAACTGGCCGATGATGCGTGGGAATTCTGGCGGTCCAGCGGTTTGGACGAGGACCAGACCAGCTATCTTGATTTCGAGGTGTTTGGGCGGTCGTTCAAGACCGTGGAGAACGACGAAACCGGCTTGCACATCGAGAATGTGAGTCCGATTGACATTCTCGCCCATCGTGATCCGGTGACCGGGCGACTTGATGCGGCATTGCGCCGGTATCGTGACGTTGACGATTACGATTTCATGAGTACTGTCGGCTGGCGCCTGTACTTGCCCGACCGCACTTACACGATCGACACGAACTATCAGGTGCGTTCCGTGGTTGAGAATCCGCTTGGAATAGTGCCGGTGGTTCCGGCCTACCGCAATCCGCGCACCACGATTCCCTTGCACAAGACGTGGCCGCGCCTACGCGGTACCAGTGCGCTCACCGATGTCATCGACCTGACCGATGCGTGCGCACGAGATCTGACGAATGCGCAGGTGGCTCAGGAGACCCATGCCGTCCCCCAGCGCGGGGTGCTTGGCGCGACCAAGGGCGACTTCGTGGACGATGAAGGCAACCCTTTGACCACGTGGGAAGCGTATTTCGGCAGGATTTGGGCTTTAGGCAATCCGAATGCGAAAACTTTCGAGTTTTCCAGCTCAAGCATGGAGAATTTCGAACGCATGGTGAACCTTTACGCTCGCTTGTCGAGCGGTGTCACCGGTTTGCCTCCGAACTATTTCGGCTTGGCCGCCGATGATGCCGCATCAGCAGATGCGATTCGATCGCGTGAAGCGAAGCTCGTGAAGAGCATCGAACGCGATCAGCGGACATTGGGACGGCAGGCGGTGCAGACATGCCGTCTTGTCGCCGGATTGCTGCGTGGCGAGAAAGCCATGAGCGCCTTCGACGACGCCGACGCGCTCTGGTATGACGCTGGCACGCCAACCGTGGCACAACGAGCCGATGCGGTGACGAAACTGTTTGCGACGGCCGACCCGACGGGCAGACCTCTCATGCCTCGCGAGATGGCATGGGAGGAGCTTGGATGGGGGCCGGAGAAGATCGCGCGTGCGAAGAAGCTGCTTGAATCCGACGAGGAAGGCTGGATGCAAGGCTACGTGAAACCGGAGGTGCCCGATGGCTTACGGTCAGACGTTGCCGACGGCGGCGCGAAGGCAGGCGAACGACCTGAGACGGCGCAGCAATCGTCTGGCCGTCCGGCTGGCGGCGCTATGGCGGCGTGACGCCTCCGATGATTTCGGCGAATCATATGCTTCCTGCATGCCCGAAATGTTCCGCCTGCTGGATTCGGCGCAGTTGCAGACGGCACGTGAGGCGATGACGGCCACGCCTTTGGCGATGGCGTCATTGGATGGCGTGGACAGATTGCCGGAGTATACGGTGGATCCACGCCAGTGGGTCGGTGTGAATGGCAACGGCATGAACACGATCGACGTCATGTGGGGTGCGATCGCCAAAGGAAAACGTGTCGTTTCCAGCGTCGGCTCGACGGACATCGCGCTCCATGTCATCGAAATGGAATTGGTTCAACGCTCACGAACGCTGCTTGCCGATACGCAACGTTCGGCCGCGATGGTGGCAGGACGAAGCCGATATGTGCATTGCGGCTACGTGCGCGGATTGACGCCGCCAAGTTGCGGCAGGTGCGTTGTTCTGGCTGGACGCCCGTGCGGCAGCGAACCCTTCGAGAGGCATCCTAACTGCGATTGCATCGCCATACCGACATCCAAAACACCGAACACTGCCGTTACGAGCGCCAACGAATACCTCGACGGCCTGTCAGACGGTCAGCTGGCTAAGACGCTTGGCAGCAGGGCGAACGCCCGTGCTTGGAAGGACGGCGCCGACCTGAACCAGCTTGTCAACGCCTACCGGCGTTCCGGAAGCGTGTCGGCGGCGCAACTGTATGGGCGCAACGTCAAGTACACGACGGAAGGCATGACCAAACGCGGCCTCGCGTCCAGTCGCATGATAAGCGTCGGATACGCGAAGGATTACGTGAAAAAGGGTGGACGTTACACGAAGGTTGACCGTCCACGTCTCATGCCCGAAACGATTTACGACATTTGCGCGCGGACCGGCAAGGATCCACGTCAGATGCTTTACGACTACGGCTGGATACTCTAGCCGACCAGATTTTTCAAGACCGCAGGCCGGGCAATCCGCTTGCGGCGGAAAACAACCGCAACGGAAGGACAACAACATATGGCTGACGCAGCAGCAACAGCAACCGCTGATTCGGCATCGAACACGACCAACACAACTGTCGGCTCGCCGGTATCCGGAGACTCGAACGTCTCTGCGGCGTCGCAGTCTACGCAGGCAACCGCGACTCGTGCTCAGGCCGAAGAAGCATTGCAGAATCTTGTCAACGACGCTCCCGCAACGGAAGAGCCGAAGACCAGCGAAGAACTGCAGCAGTCCGAACCGGACCCGGAAACCACTGAAACGGGAACCACCGGCGAGGAAATCGAAGGCGAAGCCGAACTCGGAGACAAAGGCAAGAAAGCCCTGAACCGCATGAAGGCCGCAGTGAAAGCCTCAAAGCACGAGGCCGAAACGCTGAAAGCCAAGATCTCCGAATTGGAAACACGGATATTCAACGCAAACGTCGAAAAGGCCGCAACCGGCAAACTCCAACATCCTGAGCTCGCAACGAGACTCGTGGAAGGAGTGGACGCCAAAAGCGACCAGAAGGCCATAGACAAGGCCATCGACGCCATACTGCGCGAATATCCGGATTTAGGCGTTCCCGCGCAGACGGAGCCAGCTGATGGTTCGCTGCAACAACTGTTCGATGCGAAGCCAGCCACGCATGAGGGCGAATCGAGGACAAGCGCGAACGCCGCGGTGTTCGGATCCCAGCTTGCGGCCCTCGGCCTCTAAAACATATTTCAACGATCCTTTAAGGAGGAAACCATGACCGCGCTCGATCTGAGCCGTTCCACCTCCGGCGTCTACCTGACGCCGGAACAGTCCAATGAGATTTGGACTGGTGTTTTCAAACAGTCCGCCGTCACCCAGCTCGCAACCGGAGTGAAACTGCCCGGTTCCGGCATGGAATACGATACTCTTGGCGACATGTCGGCCGCAAAATGGGTTGGAGAGACCGACGAGAAGCCAGTCGACAAGCCGACCATCGGTTCCCGCGTCATGAAGCCGTTCAAGGTCGCCAAGATCGTCCCGGTTTCCGAAGAGTTCGTCCGCGACAAGAGCGCCCTGTGGTCGAGAATCAAAGAAAAGGCGGCTCAGAGCATCGCCCAGACAATCGACCAGACCTTTCTCACCGGTCTGATTACCGCTCCGTCCACCGAGAACATGGACACGTTGAAGGACGCTCAGACCGTCAGCATCGGCTCTGGCAAGTACGCCGATTTCGCCAAAATCGCCACCACCGTCCTCACGAACGATGGCGACCTTAACGGCATCGCCCTGTCTCCGCACGGCCTGGCGAAAGTCCTGGAAGCCACTGACGCAAACGACCATCCACTGCTGGTGCCGAGCCAGTCAACCGAAATCGGCACACTGTTCGGCGCTAGGGTCGTGAAGTCCCCCTGGGGGCACGTGCCGGAAATCAAGGCGGATACCACGCACAACATTTCCGCGGCGAAAGAGGTGTTCGGCGTCGCAGGAGACTGGACTTACGCCATGTATGGCACCGTGGAGGGAATCAAGATGAAGATTTCCGACCAGGCGACCATCAACGATGGCGGCAAACAGATCAACCTTTGGCAGCGCAACATGATCGCATTCCTGGTAGAGGCGGAAATCGGCTTCATCGTGCGCGACAAGAAGAAGTTCGCGGTCATCACCGCCTGACGGCAGGATGCTACCATGACAGCCTCTGTTGATGATGTCGCGAAACAGCTCGGACGGCAGGTCACGGATCCGCTTGAGGTCAATCAGCTCACGTCGTGGATCGAGCTTGCCGAAATCGCGATCCGCAAAAGGTATCCGAATCTCGACCAGATCATTATTGGCGGCAGGCTCGCGCAGCGCACCGTCGATCTGGTTGAGGCTCTGGCCGTCGCACGGTATGCCCGCAATCCGGAAGCGGCGACATCCAAAAGCACCAGAATCGATGACTATCAGGAAACGGTAGGCACCACGAACAGCATGCCGACGATCACATTGCTGGACAGTGAGTGGGAGCTTTTGGAACCGTCCGGCTATGGCGCTTCCGGCGCTTTCACGATAGCCCCCGTTGGAAGGCGCGGCCTATGCTGACGGCTTCCGTGTTGGAGCGTGCTCGGGAAAACGCGGAATCGCTCATGACCGACGAATGCACTGTGGTGCGTCCCGGCGAAGCCGTGACGGATCCGGCCACCGGTGAGGTCAGGCCGAATTCCACGCAAGTGTATGTCGGCCACTGCAAGGTGCAGACCTCCGGTGGCCTTGCGTCGGAAAATGTGGAGGGCAGTGCGGCGCAGGCGATGGGCGCCGCCTCATTGGTCTGGTCTTTGTACGTGCATTTTCCATACGGCACTCCAGGCCTTCGCGCCGGTGACGTGGTGGAAGTCACGGAATCCGCTAATCCGCTGCTCGTCGGCAGGCGGTTCAGGCTCGTCTCGCCTCAAAGCGAGAAGACGCACGCCACCGCCTGCCGTTGGAACGTGAAGGAGGACTCATGAGCGGACTGTTCGACGCTTCGCAGTTGACGGCCTTCGGCGATGCGCTGCTCGCCAAGGGCGTGGCTCGCCGCGCTTTGATCTCCGCTTCGGTGAAGAAGGGCGCGCAGAACGTCAAGAACTCGATTCGCGACGACCTGAAAGGCTCAGGCAACAAGGCGTTCCGCAGCATTCCGATCAGCTACACGCTGCAGGAATCCGCTGGACGCATCACCGCCGAGATCGGCCCCACCAAGGGCGGAGCGGGTTCGCTCGCGAACATCGCGTTCTTCGGCACCGCGAAGGGCGGTGGAACGCACCGATTCTACGAGCATGGCGAGGAAGAATTGCCGAAGCTTGCGGAATACGTGGCGCGTGCCGCCGTGGAGGTGGTCTGAATGAAGTCGATCATGACGTTGACCGACACGATTCTCGACCATATTCCGAAGCCGGCGGCTGGCTGGGCCGTGTACCGGCAGACGGCGCCTAAGCCTACGGAGAAGCCGCCGTGGGTGATTGAGACGGTCACGACCAACGGTCATATCGTCGGCGAAACGCAGCATGTGCATTGCGGCATCGGCACTTTGCTGGTGCGCATCGTGAGCACTACGGCCGATTCCGTCAACGTGCTGGCCGATGACCTCATGATTCCAGGACTTGCTGGCAAACGGTTCATCGCGCAGGGGTTCGACACCGGCTGTCTGACGCTGTTCTCCGATTCCGGCGCATATGCGGCCGGACTTACCGCAGAGGACACGGCGCTGCTTTACCAGTGCCGTCTTCTGACTTTCAAATTCAACTGGTCACGCATGTGACCACAAATATTTAAGGAGGAGTCATGGTTTTGACTCTTGGAACCGAAGTTCCTTCCACACCGGCGGACGGTCTGGTCAACACGATCTGGGTGCCGTCCATCAAAAACATCCAGAAGCCGACCGCTGCAGAGATCAACGCTGGAACCGACCTGTCCAACTACGTCACCTTAGGCGGGTGGAGCTGCACTCCGTCGCAGGAGTCCATCTCCGACCAGCGAGAGAACAGCGCGCAGGATTACGAGAATCCCGGACGCAAGAAGATCAGTGGCCCGAACGTCGAGGTCATCGACAACACCAACACGTCGCATTCCACGCAGAACGCGGCAATGGAGACTTTGATCGAGGGTGCGGAGGGCTATTTCGTGCGACGCTACGGCAAGCAGACGGATAAGACTTTTGTCGCCGGCGACATTGTGAACGTGTACGCGGTCCGCATCGGCATGAGCGCCAAGATGGCGATCGCCGCGAACAGCGTGCTGCGCAGCAAGGTCAATTTCTCCGTCCGCGCTCCAGGCTGGGCGGAGAACGTGAAGGTCGCCTGATTGATTCTTCCCGCACCGGACTTTCGTCCCTTTCGCCGGTGCGGGACCCTCTTTTCTCTTTTCCGGCAAAGGAACATGAATAGTTAGAGCGAAGGAACAACAATGCTTAAAGTCACCAGGCGCACGCGCGAGGTCGATATCATCCTCAACCAGCAGACCGCCGAGGACATCGCCAGATTGGGTGATGCGCTGGCCGAGGAGACCACGCGCGAACAAATCACGGAGGCTGGGACGAACCGGCAGGCGAAGGCCACCGCGCGGCGCATCGAAGAGCTGCGCGAACAGGCGGATGCGGAGACGTTGAAGCTTACGTTGCGGGCATTGCCGGTAAGCCAGTGGGCGCAGGCATTGGCCGCGCACCGCAATGACAACGGCACGAACGACATGTTCGGCACCGCCGCCGCGGCATTGCCGCTCATGCTTGATTCCGCGACCATCGGCGGCAAGCCGGTGGCCGACGAGGACAAGACCGAACAGGCGTGGCGCAATCTGTTCGACGAACTCACCGATGGCCAGTTCACTCCGATCTGGCAGGCCATCGCCGAACTGAACGGCACCGCAGCGGACCCAAAAGCGGCATTCGACCTCGCCTCGCAGGTTCTCCGCAACTAGTCGAGGATCTTAAGATCTGCCGCCAGCTCGGCATCAGCTATAAGCGTTTCATGGGCTGGCGCCCGAGTGAGGGCGATGAGGTCGAATGGGATGAGACGGAACGCAATTGGATGCGCGCACTGGCGGAATACGAACGGTCATTATGCCCCATGTGCGGTTTGCCTCGCTCGATCTGCCAAGACCCGAAGGGCGAACTTACGTTGCATGCCGAAACCAGTGTCTGCTGGGCCACGGCGCACATGCAGCAGGCCATGAAACGGTGGACTGATGCGAATGGCAGGGACAATCCGGCGGCGAACGCCTTGGTGGCGCATTTGACCTGATTTTTGGAGGATGCTTTGGCGGAGAACAAGAACATCGTCATCCGGTTGATGGCGGACACAGCCTCTTATGAGGCGGCGATGACCCGTGCTGGAAGCACTGCGAAAACGGTTGCTTCGGGCATGGAGAACACCGGACGCAAGTCCGCGCTCATCGCCAGCGGCATGACCGCCGCAGGATTGGCCGTGGCCGCTTTCGGCGTGGCCGCGGTGAAGATGGCAGCAGACTTCGACCAGCAGATGAGCACCGTGCAGGCGAACACCGGCGCGACCAGCGCCCAAATGGACCAGCTGCGTGCCGCCGCCATCGAAGCAGGAGCTTCCACGGTTTATTCCGCTTCGGATTCCGCCGACGCGATCAACGATCTCGGCAAGGCCGGCATGAGCGTCACGGATATTCTCACCGGCGGCTTGTCTGGCGCTTTGAATCTGGCCGCGTCCGATGGAATGGCCGTGGGGGATGCAGCCGAATACATGGCCAACGCATTGAGCATGTTCCACCTGAAGGGCTCTCAGGCTTCCCAAGTGGCCGATACTTTGGCGGCTGGCGCCGGCAAGGCAGTCGGCAACGTCAGCGATTTCGGCGAAGCATTGAACAATTGCGGCGCGCAGGCGAACAGTTTCGGTATGAACGTGCAGGAGACCACCGGCGTTCTGGCCCTGTTCGCCCAGAACGGCACCATCGGAGCCGAGGCCGGCACCCAGTTGAACAGTATGCTCATGAAGCTGGCCGCACCGTCCGCCGAAGCGTCCAACACGATGAAGGAATTGGGCATCAGCGCATATGACGCTCAAGGCCATTTCGTCGGCATGGCGAACTTCGCCGGCCAATTGCAGAAGGCCGAAAAGAACCTGACCGACGAGCAGCGCAATCAGGCGAACGCGACCATCTTCGGAAGCTATGCCATCAAGGCCGCGAATTATCTTTACGAGGCGGGCGAGTCCGGTGTCAACAAGTGGACGAAGGCCGTCTCTGAAAGCGGTTATGCCGCCGAGCAGGCGGCTGCGAAGAACAACAATCTCAAGGGTGATCTGGAGAATCTAAGCGGTTCGATGGAATCCTTGATGATTTCCGTTGGTGAGGGCGCCCAAGGGCCTTTGCGTAAGATGGTGCAGGGTTTGGATACGCTGGTTGACTCTTTCGCGGGTTTGCCGTCCGGAGTGCAGCAGACGCTCGTGGTCATGGCGTCACTTGCGGGCGTGTTCGGCGCCGTGCATAAGGCCGCGGGCAATCTCAACGGCAGCACCAGCAGGATGGCCAACAACATCGGTCTGGCCATTGACCCGATTCAACGTGTCAAGGCGGCGCTTGGATCCGCGCAGACGGCTTTCGACCTGTTCAAGGGGTCTTCGATGAGCGCTTCCGAGCAGATGGAGGCGTTCGGCACGTCCGCCAGCAAGGCGCAGTTGAAGACCGCCGGTTTCAAGGCGGTCGGCAGCAGCATAATGAGTCTGCTTGGCGGCCCGTGGGGTATCGCGCTGACGGTGGCCGGAGCGGCGTTATCGGCTTTTATTTCTCAGCAGCAGAAGGCTAAGGCGGCATCCGAGCAGCTGGAAAGCGCCCTGGAGTCCGGTTCGGATGTCGCGTCCGAAATCGCCGGAGCCTATCAGGATATGAGCAGTGGCGGCGTCAAGTTGACCACATGGCTTGACAAGGCGGGCATCAGCCTGACCGACATGACCAGCGCCGCCATGGGCAACGAAGCGGCGTTGAAGCGCGTCAACAAGCAGATCAAGGAAATCGACAAGCCCGGCATTGGCGGAACTGCGGCAGCCGCCATCAAGAAAGCCTTGAAAGAGGAATCAAAGGCCTACGATGATGCTTCCAAGAAGGCCAATGAGAAAAGCAAGGCCGCAAAGAACGCCGTGGACGCTGACGGAAAGTCCGCATCGGCAGCGAAGGAAGCTGCCAGCGCGAACAAGGAGCTTGGCTCTTCCGCTTCGGATGCGTCAAGCCAAATCGATGATCTGGTTCAGGCGCTGTTCGGTTTGGAGTCGGGCAACCTGACTGCAGACCAGGCGGTCGACCAGCTGAATCAGAAGATCGGTGAACTGTCAAAAACATGCGAGGACAACGGCGTCGTCTTCGACCAGTCCGGCAATCTGCTTGACCGTTTTTCCGAGGAGGGCACGAAGACCAAGCAGGCTTTGGAGGACATCGCCAGCAGCGCCCAGAACGCTGCGGAAAAGATTCTCAAGCAGGGCGAGAGCACCGGTTTCAGCAGCGGTGAGATCGAGCGTGCGAACGGCGTGCTGCAGGACGCTCGTGACGCGATCATCCGGCAGGCCGAAGCCTCGGGCATGAGCGAACAGGCCGCTAACGCCTTGGCAGACCGTTGGGGACTGAGTTCCGACAGCATCAAGGCTTCCATCGACAATATCAGGATGACCGCCGACAACAACAAGGCGAAGCTTGACGTTGACGATTCCAAGGCCAAGTCGAAGACTGATAATGCGAAGAAAAACGTTGATTCGGTCAATAAGTCTAAGGGCACCGCGAAGCTCGATGCCGACGATAAGGCGTCTGGCAAGGCCAAGAATGCCGAGAAGAACGTCGAATCCGCGAACAAGTCCAAAGGCAAGGCCACTCTTGACGCTACGGACAAGGCTTCCGGCAAGGCCGACAAGGCGAAAAGCAACGTCAGGTCTGTCAACAACGCCAAAGGCACCGCGAAGCTTGATGCGACCGACAAGGCCAGCGGCAAGATCAACGCTGTCAACTCCAAGAAGCTTAACAACAAGAACATGGTCCTTACCGCTTCTGACCATGCGTCCGGCAAGATCAATGCGGTAAACAATAAGCGTCTGAATAACAAGAAGACCACACTGAACGCTTCCGACAAGGCGTCCAGCAAAGTGGATTCCGTTAACCGCAAGACCATCCGAGACAAGAAATTCACGGTCAGTGTCACCGACCATGCTTCCGCGACCTTGCGGAGTATCCAGAATTATCAGATCGCGGACAAGAGCTTCACCGTCACGGAGAAGACGAAGAAGGTGGGCGGCTACACCGGTGGAATGTTCACCGACGGCGCCTTCCAGCAGTTCGCCGGAGGCGGCATGTTCTCCGGCTACGTGGATCCGGCGTGGGCGCCCGGCAACGGGTTGAGCGACAGTGTGTATCTGCTCAACGCTCGTCTCACCGCGGGCGAGTTCACGCACAATGCCGCGGCCACATCCTATTACGGCGTGGAGAATATGCGCCTGCTGAACGAGCGGAAGATTCCACGCGAAGTGTTTGCCACAGCCAATCAGATGACAGGCAATCAGGTCAGCGTACAGGTTGATACCGCTTCCGTGGTGGCGGCGATAACCAGCCTGCACAATGATCTTGGCGCGATTATCAGCGCCGCGTCCGATGATTCGACGGTCAGCGACCGTGACTTGGGGAGGTTGATCCGCAAATATGCGCGAGCTTAAATACACGTCGCATGATGGCACGGTCATCGACCTCAACACCGATGATCTGTGGGTGGCTGACCTGCAGGAAATGCGCGGATACGCATGGACGTACACGCTTGCCACCCGCGGCATCAAATCGGTGAGCAGAAACGCTTCGACGGCGAAAATGACCGTCCGCACCAAAACGCCAGCCGTATTGGATGCCGCTCAGACAGCCTTCGATTCGGACGTGCAGGCGGTTACGCCAGGCATGTTGACCGTCGATGGCGAATGGTTCCAGCGGGCGTATGTCGTCGGTTCTTCACTCGGTCTGGTGCCATGGCCGGAATACGCGCAAGTCGATTACACGATTGTCCTTTGCGATGGCGTCTGGCGTCGCGCGCTGCCGGTGCAGCATTTCTTCCCGATGACGGCAGGCACCGGCTCGCAGATTGACCTTCCGCTGGACTTGCCGACCGATTTGGCTCCGTCGAAAATCGCCTTGACGGTGAATAATCCGACCGGCAAGGCCGCTGAGTTCACTGCGGTCATTTTCGGCCCTTGCGTCAACCCGTCTTTCCAGATTGGCGGCAACACCTACGCGGTTGACGTGACAGTACCGGAAGGCGGTCATGTGTCACTGTCGGCCACCGGATTGCGGAAGACGATAACGTTGACAGCCGAAAACGGCGACGTTTCGGATGTTTTCGACAAGGGTGTTCGTGGCAACGGCAGCGGAAGCGGCTCATATGTTTTCGAGCCGATACCGGCCGGAGATTCGCTGTTGACGGTTTCCGGCAATTATGGCCTCGATTTGACCATGTTTGACGTTTCTGGAGGTGTGCCATGGCGGACGTTATCATCGCAGACGGCAAGCTGACGCCACGTGCGAGCGTATCGCAGGTGACGTTGGATTGGGCTTGCGGCACGGACGAAAACGATTTCGAACTGACCATCGATGACGCACTCGCTCCGAACATTTCACAAGGCTGGTATTTTTGGCTCGATGGAAGTGATGTTGGAGGCCGAATAATCGATCGTCGCGTGTCCGTCACCGGAGGAACTTCCACGACAACCTGGATCGGCCAATCGTGGACTGGCATGTTGGCGGCGAAGATATTGCAGCCGGACGCGAATCAGGATTACCTGACCGTCTCCGGCAAGCTGCCTGACATCCTCAAAAACCTCTTGAAGCGCATCGGTTTGGATACGGTTTTCACTGTCGATTCCTCCGATGCTTCCACTTTGTCGAATTGGAGGTTCCAGAATCCACGTTATGTGGACGCCTACACAGGCTTCCGTAATCTGCTCGCATCCTGCGGCAGACGCCTCGACTTCCAAGCCAAGGATAATCACATCCTGCTTGGCATCACGCCGGTCGGCATCATCACCAATACGGTCGATTCCGACCTTGTGGATTTCAAGGCCGAAACCAACCGTCGCGCGGTGAATCATCTCATCGGCCTTGGCTCGCAGGAGCTTAAGAACCGTCTGGTGGTCAATTATTTCGCCGATGCAACCGGCGTGGTGAGTCAGACTCAGACGCTCGTAGGCGCCGATGAAGTATGCGCCACATACGACTATTCCAACGCGGATTTGGGCACGCTGCAATCCGAGACGAAGAAGCATTTGCAGGAATTGCAGACCGGTGGTTCGGTCGAGGTGACGTTGTCCGATGAGGTCGGAGACGGTCTGCGTGTGGATGACAAGATTGTTGCGACGGATCAGGCTTCCGGCGTCAACGTCACCGCCGTGGTGACGAAGCGGATCGTGAAAATCGATTCCGGGATTTTGACTTCGACGTTCGAGGTCGGACTGCCGGTGCAGTCGGCGAATGCGAACTATTCCGGTTCTTCCTCTTCGTCTTCCGGTGGTTCGGCTGGCGGTGGCATGTCTTTGACGGCTGGCCGTGGCCTGTCGATTTCAGGCGGCACGATCAACGCGGAGGTCGCTTCCGAGGATTTGGATGCCGTCAGGCAGGTCGCCGAGTCGGCGAACAGGACGGCTTCCGGTTTTGCGGCGCAGATCGGCAAGGCGAATCAGACCGCCGAGGATGCGAAGAACGTCGCCGATGCGGCCAAGACCGTGGCCGACAGTGCCAAGTCGGGCATGATGACCGATGACGAGCGGTCGAAGCTCGCTTCGGTCGAACGGGGTGCGAACGCCTACACGTTGCCGGAGGCGTCCACGGACGTGCTTGGTGGCGTGAGGGTGGATGGTTCCTCGATTGTGAGCGTTGACGGTGTCATCAGCGCGCATGTCGGTGACGGCGCTTCCGGGCGGATCGTGTTTCCGATCGGATACGTGGTCCAGAACACGACTGGTGTTGACCCTTCCGTGGATTTCGGCGGCACGTGGAGGCAGTTGCCTTCGCTTGGTTGTTTCACTTTTGAAAGGATTGGATAGTGAAATCTGACGGTTACTCGAAGTACGTGTGCGACAAGTGCGGCAAGACCGCCTATGTCGCCGCTGGTGACACTGAGGCGCGTGAATGGTTCACCGTGCGCCGCTATTCGGCCGGCAAGGCGACCCGCATCGCGGAGGATGTGGCACCTGACATCTACGAATTATGCTCCAAGTGCAACTCGTCTTTCATGACGTTCATGCAGAAGGACGATGAATCGTTTGAAGCATGGTTGAAGGAGGTTGAACAATGACCATCGAACTGGTTGACGGCAAAGCCGGAACCATGCACATCAGCAGCGAGGACAAGGCGATCATCCATCAGGCCAAGTTCTCGAAGTCCGACGTGGTGTACGAATGGGGTGACGTGTTCAAATGCTCGATGAGTTCGTCCAACAGGGCGACGGTCGGCACCGGCTGCGCGTCGATCCAGGGCTTGGACTGGCATATCACGTCGGCGGAATCGGTGACGATCTCCAACGGGTCGCAGGGCATGAAACGCAATGACATCATCTGCGCACACTACCATCGAGATTCCAAGACCGGTAATGAGAATGTGGCATTGACCGTGTTGAAGGGTTCGCCGAACGCGACTGCCGCCGCCGACCCGACCATTCCGTCAGGGAAGATATTGTCCGGCGCGGTTGACGCGTACATGCCGTTGTGGCGTATCCCATTGGACGGCATCACGGTCGGCACGCCGGTACGCCTGTTCACACCGAGGGGGGCTTTGTGGGATTCCGTAACTCAGCCATGGAAGCCGCCGTACACGAACAACAGCCTCACTCTGTGTAGGGTCGGGCGCATCGTCACGATCAACGGCAACGTCAAGTTCACCGGCAGCGGAACGCAGAACTACTCGACGGCGTTGGAGACCATCCCTGAAGCGTTCCGTCCGCTCGCCGACCAGAGCATCATATCGTTCCCCTCCTGCGGTTTCAGCTTGCTTGTCATGCGTGACGGGACAGTGCAAATGCTGGGCGACCCGAAATCCGCCTACTCCACGGCGCATGGCTGTTGGATGACGGAATAGTTTTCCGTAACCCAGTCGGGTGAATGGGTCGTGGTCGCGCGGCCTAGAGGCTATGACGCCTAC